GTAAGCTATGTCCACCTCGAAGCGCAGCGCACAGAAAACCTTCGCCGCCGGAATCATCGAGGACACCGCCTATCGCGAGTCGTTGCTCACTCGCGCACGAGCCGGTATGTTGGCGCCGGCAGTTGAAGTCCGCCTCCTTGACCTGTATCTCGGCAAGCCCATCGATGAGATTCGGGTCTTTGTCTCGGAGGACGATGAACTGGAAGGCCTCAGCGACCACGACCTGTTGAGCGAGATACGCGCACTGGAACTGGCCCTCGCCAACCGTATCGCCGAACGGACGCCCAACGCTGGGACGGTGCAGTGACCGAGACCCTCCAAGCGTGGCGGAACCCAACGGTGATTGTGGCGTTACTCGGCATCTTGGGCACCGCCTACGCTGGATTCATGGTACAACGAACACGCATCGAGGCGCTGGAACATCGGGTAACGGTGGTCGAGCAAGACTTTCAACGACGCGAAGTCATGGCTGTGGAGTTGAAAGCCATTCACCAGCGCCTCGAATCCATCCAGCGCCTCGTTGAATCGCGGACACCGCCGTGAGCGAGAACGTCTTTGACCAGCCGCCAGCGCCTCCGGCTCCACCCGCGGAGCCTCCGGCACCGACCATCGAGGAGCTTCGTGCGCGCCTCGGGAGACTGAAGCGACAGGCGAGACGTCGCGAACTGTTGGGGAGTCTCAAAGAGTTTGTGCACGCCTTCTGGACGAAGGTGGAGCCGGACAAGACTCTTGTCTGGAATTGGCACCTCGATGAGTTGTGTACGGTCCTCGAAGCCATCTCCAAGGGCCAACAAGGCTTCGAGCGTGTGGTGGTCAACGTCCCTCCTGGGACGATGAAGTCGTTGCTCATCTCCGTCTTCTGGCCTGCATGGGAGTGGGCGCGCAAGCCCCAACTCCGGTACTTCACCGCGAGTTACTCGGACCACCTGACGATACGCGATAACCTGCGCGTGCGAGACATCTGTGCCTCGCCGGACTACCAAGATCTGTTCGCGCTGCGGTTCAAGGGTGACCAGAACGCCAAGGAGCGGTTCGACACGACGGCGAAGGGCTGGCGCATCGCGTCCTCGGTGGGCGGAGCCGGTACCGGCGAACATCCGGATCGCATCATCATCGATGATCCGTCCTCGGCCCAAGGCGCGAAGTCCGATGTCAAGCGCCAAGAGGTGAACGACTGGTTCGACAGAACCGTCTCCACGCGCGGCAAGACCCGAGGCGTGGTGGTTATCGTGGTGATGCAGCGGCTCCACGAGGAGGACCTGTCTGGGCACCTTCTCGCCAAAGGCGACTGGCTGCACATCATGCTCCCGATGCGCTTCGAGGCGAAGCGTGCGGACCCTCGGGACAGGCGCACCGAGGAGAACGAGCTACTGTGGCCGACGCTGTTCACCGAGAAGATCGTCAGAGCCCTGGAGACCGACCTGGCTGCCTACGGGACCGCGGGGCAACTCCAACAGCGTCCGGCTCCCGAGGGCGGTGGCCTGTTCAAGAAGCATTGGTTTGAGATTGTCGACGCGTTGCCCGCGGACGCCAAGATCCGTCGTCGGGTGCGTGGATGGGATACCGCGGGCACCGAGGGTGATGGCGACTACACCGTGGGCGTCCTCCTCGCAGAGACGCGGGATGGGATCGTGTACGTGGAAGACGTCGTGCGCGACCAGTTAGACGCCGGACCGGATGGCGTTGACCTCCTGATGCTCAACACCGCGCGCATGGATGGGAGAGCGGTGTCGATTCGCGAAGAGAAGGAAGGCGGCAGCGCGGGCAAGGCGGTGGTGAAGGCGCATTCCAAGATGCTTCGTGGATACGACTATGAGGGTGTCCTCGTGACCGGCGATAAGGTCACGCGCGCACGTCCCTTCCGCGCCCAATGCGCCGCGGGCAACGTCAAGCTCCTTCGGGGTGAGTGGAACAAGCCCTATCTCGATGAGTTATCAGGGTTTCCCGTGGCCGCGAAGGACGATCAGGTGGACGGCTCCTCGTGTAGTTACAACGCGTTGCTCACCGAGGTCGTCCCTGGCGGCGTCCTCGCTGGGAAGGCGAGTTGGGGCAAGTAACTCCACGCGCCGTAGGCGGACCCAGCGCGATGGGTAAGTGTTTGCCAACGGATGGGTAGCCCAACAGCCCTGATTCGGAGTAGAGTAGAACGCCCCAGAAACTATGGGAAAACCCGGAGGCGCTGTGATAATCCTGCTCCTGATTCTTGCCGCGTGGGTCGTATCTGTGATCGGGCTCGTGCGCTCCGCAGGACGAGACTTGGGATGGTGGGTCTGGTCCCTCGTGTTACTGGCCGTGTTACTGACTCGGTTTGCCGGAATGGGAGTGTTGGGACTCTAGGCAATGGGTACGGACCTCCCAGCCCTCCGCGTGCTGAACGCGTTCGTGTCTCGCGTTCGCGAGGCGGGGATGACGATGTTCGGCGGCAAGCGCAACTTCAACAGTGCGCTTGGCTATCTCGACTCCATCGGCTTCGAGGCGTACCGCCAACGGTATCGCCGCGGAGGCATCGCGCGACGGATTGTGAACGCGTTTCCCAACGCGACGTGGGCCCATGGCGCGGAGATCATCGAGGACGCGACACCGAAGGTGTGGACACCCTTTGAGGAAGACATTGCCGCGCTGATGAACCGCACCAATATGTGGGATGTCTTCCGTCGCGCGGACATCTTGGCCGGTGTCGGGAGATACAGCGTGGTGCTCATCGGAGCCCCAGGCCAATCCCTCGCCGAGGAGTTACCCAACGGAAAACCTGGGGATATCACGTACTTCTCGTGCTACGGCGAGGCGACGGCACGCATCAGCGCGTACGAAACCAACGAGAATGACGAGCGGTTCTCCTTCCCCACCGAGTATGAGTTAATCAACCTCACGACCTCCTCCAGTAAGTCCTCCTCACGCAAGGTCCATTGGACCCGGATCATTCACATCGTGGACGGCGTGCTGGACAACATGTTGGAAGGCGATCCGCGCCTCGAAGCCTGTTGGGACGACCTTGACGACCTGAAGAAGGTCACTGGCGGCGGCAGCGAAGCCTTCTGGAAGACCGTGTTCCAGGGCATGCAGATCGACATCGACAAAGATATGGAGTTGGATGAGCCCTCGGTCAAGGAGCTTGACGAGCAGATCGATCAGTTCGAGCACAACATGCGCCGCACGATGAAGACCCGCGGCGTGAAGGTCACAACGCTGGGCGCGGACACGTCAGACTTCTCACCCCAGGCCGATACCCTCCTGGACCTCATCTCGGGCACCTCGGAGATTCCCAAGCGCATCCTGTTGGGCAGCGAGCGGGGTGAACTCGCCTCAACGCAGGACCGCGAGAATTGGCATGACCGCGTCTCGAACCGGCGCACCCAGTACGCGGGGCCGATGATCGTCCACCCGCTGGTCAACCTCCTGATTGCGAAGGGCTATCTCCGCGCCCCCAAGAAAGACTACTGGGTGGCGTGGCCGCAGATGGGCCTGACGTTGACGGAGACGTCGGCGATCTCGGAACGTCTCTCGAAGGTCAACGCGCAGATGGGCGAGACGGTCATCACCGGCGCAGACATCCGCGACAAGGTGTTGCATTGGGACCCGTTGCAGGAGGATGACCTGATTCGTGACCCCGCGCTGGACGCCGCGGACCCGCTGATCCAGGACCCGGACGACGAGCCAGTGGAGGAGGACGTGGTGCCGCCCCAATGAGGATGCTCGCGCAGCCCCAGTCGTGGCGTAGGGTCCAGCTGACCGCGGTCCGCCAGCAGGAAACCATGCGCCGCGTGATGCTGCGCCTGTTTACGCCGGCACTGCCACGACTCGAAGAGGCGATTGCGACCCAACGCATTAGCATCGTCCTCCAAGCCGTGGCCGCGGACCTCGTGCGACCGACCGAGATCGCGTTGCGCGATACCCGCCACACGTTGTATACCTGCCTTGTCGACGCGGGCAAGGTCACCGCCTCGATGGGCCTCACGCTACGCACCGCCGAGAAGGTGAAGTCACGCGCACATCTTGCATTCGCGTTTGATGAGACCTCGGCCGAGGCGATTGCGTGGACGCAGAAGCATGCCGCGGCGTTGATCACCGCGATCAGCGAGGATCAGCGTGAGGCGGTACGCAAGATCATCACGTCCGCGTTCACCGAGAACCGACCACCACGCGTGATCGCCAGGGCGATCCACGATGTCGTGGGACTTACCGGACCGCAGACGGCCAAGTATCAATCTCTGCTTGCGACTGACCTCAAGGCTGCCTCGAAGTACGCCGTCAAAGCGCGAAAGTATCGGGCGATGGTCATTGCGCGCACTGAGACACTGCGAGCGAGCAATGAGGGCCAGAGTCAAGCATGGAGCCAGGCCAAGGGCGAAGGACTCCTGACCGGCCTTGAGTTACGCGAGTGGATTGTCACATACGATGACCGCACGTGTCCCATCTGTGTCCCGATGGAAGGCCAGTTACGCGGGTTGAACGAGCCCTTTACCCTTCCGGACGGGACTCAAGTCATGTCGCCTCCGGCGCATCCCTCGTGTCGCTGTGCTCAGGGGATCTCCGCGCAGATGCGGAAGCAGGCCGCATGATTCGCCTCTGTATGCTGTTATGCCTCGTGAGCACGCCGAGTTACGCGCAGATACCCATCAGTACGGGGAAGATGCTGGAGTTCTTTCATGGCGTCGATCAGTTCACGCTGACGCAGAAGTATCAGATGTGCGTCGATGCGGTCACGGACGCGGCGTGTCCCGATGTTGTGGTCACGACCTCGACGACGATTGGCTGGTATCAGTTTCCGTTACCGACGTCAGTGACGATGGGCATTCATTTCATCGGCGTGCGAGCGGTTGGGTTCTCCGGCGACAAGTCAAACGTGAGTAACGCCTTACATATTCTTGTCGGTCCACCCATCGACCCGAATGCGCTTGTCCCTCCATCGAGCTTCCGCGTCGTTCCTTGAGTAAACCATGGCTGACTACCGCTCACTGACCCTTCGAGGCGCGATGGATGGCGTACTGCGCACCGCGATGTTCCGCGAGCGGGAACACGTGGTGGTTCCGGTCATCGCGCTGATGGAAGGCGTCGTCCACGCGGTCAACGCCCAGTCGCCGGAGTTCGTTCCCGCCTCGGAACTCGCCAAGTCTGCCAATGGGTGGAATGGCGAGCCCGTCATGTTCAATCATCCGGAACGCGATGGGCAGAAGGTGACGGCCAACAGTCCGGAGACCCTCGAACAGTCGCAGTTAGGACAAGTGTTCAACACTCGCATGGACGGCACACGTCTTCGTATGGAAGCGTGGGTGGATTCGAGCCGTGCGGATGTCGTTGGGGAGCAAGCACAGGCGTTACTCGCGACACTGACGAGCGGCGGTGTTGTCGAGGTGTCTGTGGGGGCATTTATCACTGCCGTCAAGGCCTCAGGCTCCCATAAAGGGAAGTCTTATCAGGCCGTCTGGCGCGATATCGTCCCTGACCATCTGGCCTTGCTCCCCGCGGGGACAACCGGCGCGTGTAGTACTGCCTCGGGTTGCGGTGCAGGAACACCACGCGCCAACAGTGTCTATCTTGTAACTGCCGAAGGTTTCCAAGAGGAGGGTGAGACACCCATGCCAGACATCCCAGTGGTGGAGCCCAAGACCCTCCGCCAGCGTATCCGAGAGTGGTTCGAGTCACTGCGTGCAGCAGAAGATATCGAAGGCACGAGCGACATGGACCTGCGTCAGGCGCTGCACAACGCGCTGCGCAGTTCCGAGCCCGCATTCGAGGGCATTGATGCCGTCTTCCCCGAGGAGAAGGTGGTCATCTACGCCGTCTCGCCCGACGGCAAACTGTCGTTGTTCAAGCGTGAGTACTCGCTTACGGATGGTGCGGTTGCACTGGCCAATGAGCGAACCGAAGTCACGCCGGTGATGCGGTATGAACCGGTGACGGCAGCAGCAGACGTACCCGCGGCACCGCCGTGTGGGTGCCATTCGCAGTCCAACCCAGGTGCCTTGAGCGCCTCAGCAGGAGTACCCAAGACCATGCACAAGAATGCCGAGCGCATCACCGCGCTCATCGCGAACGGCAAGACGACCTGGACCGAGCAGGACCGGACCCACATGGAGACGATGCCCGACGAGCGCATTGCCGCCCTCGAAGCCGCGGCCAATGCGGAGCCGCCAGCGCCGGTGGCCAAGGAACTGACGCTGGCCGACCTTCCGGAGGCGTGGCGCAAGGCCATCGAGGATACGGCAGCGGCCCAGGCCGCTGCGCGCACCGAGTCCATCGAGGCGTTGGCCGCGGCGCAGACCACGTTCACGCGTGCGGAACTCGAAGCGCTGCCTGCCGAGACGCTGACCAAGATCGCGACGTTGGCCACGAAGCCGGCAGCGACGGTCACGACGTTCGCCAGCCGTGCGCCGGTCGTGCGTGCGGCCGAAGACGCGCCACCGCCTCCGCCGGACATGAACGCGCTGATCGTGGCGCGTGCCGCGGGAAGGCGATAACAACCGGGTCGTGATGGGGTTGCTCCCGTCACATGCTTAAACGGCGCGTGTCCGTCTCTGTCTCCCAGGCCGGCACGCGTCGTTTGAGCCTTTCAACTTACGTTTCTCAGGAGTCCAACGTCCATGGCCACCACGTCCAAGAACACGATCTACTTGATGGGCAATCCCATCTACACCGAGGAAGGCGTTGCTGGTGAGGCCGGCATCCTGCCTGGTCACCTCCTCCAGGGCGTTTCCACGCTGCTCAAGAACACGGTTGCCGACCTTCCCTGCCTTGTCGCCGTGGCCCACGAGCGTGACGAGGCGAACAAGAGCATCGATGACGCGTATGTCCTCAACGACGTCGTCAAGCTGGGCGTCTACAAGGCTGGTGAGCGGTTCCTCGGCATCATTCTCTCGGGCGTGGTCGCGACCGAGGGTGCCTTTCTGGCGAGCGCTGGAAACGGGACGCTGAAGATCGGAACCGCGGCCACGGCCATCGGACGGTCGTTGGAGGCCATCACGGCGGCTGCGTCGGGCAACACGCGCATCCGTGTCGAGGTGCTGTAGGGCATCCGCGTTCTTGGCCTTGGGTAGCTGAGGCCTTACGCTTCACAGGTACCAGGAGAACACATCGATGAACGCACTCACGGATGCCAGCGTTTCTGGCAATGACATGCTCTTCCAGGGCTCATCGGGTCGATGGGCTGGGGAACAGCTTCTGGCTGCACTGCAGAACGGCCAGCACCTCTCGCCGCAGGTCCTGCGCACCAACGGCGTGCTGCGCCGCGACGAGTGGATCGCGTACGACACGGAACTCATCGAGGGTGCCGTGGCGCGGACGCAGGCCGTGGCGGACCTCGTGTCGCGAGGTCTCACCAAGCCGCTCGCGAACAGTATGGGCAAGACGGTCCTGAACTATGACAAGTTCGGTGACCTGGCCGATGCGACGGTGAGCATGGACGGTATGGCGCGGACCGAGAACGATCGGCCCAACTACACGCCTGGGCAGTTGCCGATTCCGATCACGCACAAGGACTGGCGCATTCACCTCCGTGTCCTCGAAGCCTCGCGCAATCCCGGAGGCGAACCGCTGGACACGACGATGACGCGCCTCGTGGGCCGCAAGATCGCGGAACAGCGCGAGAAGATGCTCATCCTGGGCAACAAGCAGTTCATCGGCTTGCCCATCTACGGGTACATGACGCACCCGCAGCGCATCACCTCGGGCTTCGGCGCGAACGGCGACTGGGAACAGACCGCCAAGACCGGCGACAACTACCTCACCGACGTCATGACGATGGTCTCGGCGTTGGCGGCCCAGAAGCACTACGGACCGTTCATGCTGTACGTCACCGGTGCGGCGTCCATCCGCCTCGATGCGGACTTCAAAGCCAACGGCACGGACACGGTGCGCGACCGCATCCTGAAGGTCAACGGCATCTCCGGTATCGGCGTGCTCGACTTCTTGCCGCTGTCCAACGTGCTCATGGTCTCGATGACGCGTGAGACCGCGGTGATGGTCCAAGGCGAACCGCTCCAGACCGTGCAGTGGGACGTCAACGGCGGGTTCGCCGTCGACTTCAAGGGCTTCGAGATCCAGGTGCCGCTCGTCCGCGCTGCCGCGGGCAACTCCGGCATCTACCACATGTCCGACTAGGACACGCGACGTGACCCAGACACGTCGACAACCGCTTACGCACTAGCAAAGGAGCAAAGACGACAATGGCCGACAAACCAGACGTGACGCCGCCGACCAAGCCGGGCACCGGCGAGAAGCCGGACAACACGCTGCCGGGAACTGGCGACAAGCCGGATCAGGGCTTGCCCGGCGACCGTCCCAAGCCGGACCAGGGGTTGCCGGGACGTCGTGAAGGTGGCGCGGAACCGAAGACCGAAGCCTACAAGCTCAAGGCGGACGTCGGGCCGCACATCAACCGTGACGGCAAGGTGACCCAGGAAGGCGAGACCGTCCTGCTGACAGAGTCCCAAGCCGAGTACATCGGCGACAAGTTCGAGAAGGTTGGCAAGTAACCATCCGCGCTGAGGGTAGCTCCGTGGCGCCTCGGTGGGCGGAGCTACTCTCTGAGGAACGCACATGGTTTTGGATGCGACGGTCGGTGGGGCGACGGCCAACAGCTATGTGACGAACGCCGAGGCGGTGGCCTACATGGGCACCCACCTGTACGCCTCGGCATGGTTGGCGCTTCCTTCGGCAGAGCAGGACACGTCGTTGATGATGGCCACCCGCCTCATCGACACCTCCGTCTGTTTTGTCGGGACGAGTGCAACAACGACCCAGGCGCTGCGCTTTCCTATGGTGGGCCTCGTGACGCCCACTGGCGCGGTTGTACCCTCGGACGTCATCCCGGTTGCGGTCAAGGACGCCACCTCGGAGTTGGCGCGACTCCTCGCCACGACGGATACCACCGCGCCGAACGAAGCCGCGGCCCAGGGCTTGACCAAGCTCAAGGTGGCCTCGGTGGAACTCGGGTTCAAGGACGACATCGAGACCAACAGCGTTCCGACCACGGTGCGGGCGATGTTCCCGCCGTCGTGGCTCTGTCTCACGCCGGAACAGCTTGCCGCTCTTGTTGTGACGACGTCCCGCAGCGCGATCTTCCAGGTGATATAGCGTGGCCTATGACGATCTGGTTCGCAAGGGCGTGGCGATGGCGAATGTCATCACTAAGTCCCTGCACGTGCCTGTCGTCCATCGCGCTTGGATAGGGCAGGACCCGTGGGGCAATCCGATCTATGCGCCGCCATCCGTGAGCGCGGACGGAGGGCTGTTGAAAGCGGTCGTGGAGTTGAAACAGACGTTGCGCACGCTGGACAATGGGATGTCGGCCACGACCAAGGCGTACATCTCGTTCATCGAGCCAGTGCCGGCGAACGGGACAGCCGGACGCGTGGACCCGATTGATCCTCGGGACTACATCATGCTCCCCGGAGGCGTCAGCGGTCCGATCCTCGACATCGAGGGCGTGCTTGACCCCGATACTGGGCGACCGTACATGTCCGAAGTCTGGTTGGGTGCATGAACGATATCGCGATCACGATCATCACGGTCGACCGTACGCCGAGGCGAAACTACCTTGGGCAGACGGCGGCAAACTTCATTCGCGGCGGGGTGTTTGATTCGCCTCGCTTTCACAGCCTCCATATCGCTGACAGCGGCGGGCACGAGGGTTGGCCGGACCGCGGTGTTGAGCATCTCTTGACGTTGGTCGGGCCCAAGTACCCGTATCGTTGGATCCGATCCACGGGTGCCTCGCATTCGGCGTACGTGTACCGGACCGCGACAGCGCGAACGGCGTGTGTCAACGCCAGTGCCGCGCTGGATGCCGGGATGGCGACGGACGCGCAGTGGATTCTGTTCTGTGAGGACGACCTCGATGTTTGCGGAGACTTCCTCGACAGCGTGGGCCGTTGGCTCGACATCTATGGTGATCCAAAGTATCACGTGTTCCCGTTTGGTGCGGCGTATCCGCAGGTCAAGGATGCTGCACAGCGTCTTGAGTTCTTCTGGGAGTATCCCGTCACGAAGTTCTACGGAACGCAGTGCTTTGCGATCCGTCGACCCGAGGCCCAGAGCCTCTCGGACTACTGGCGGGTCACTCCGAAAGTGGTTGGTGTGCACTCGCCAGGGGCATTCGACTTGATGCTGGCTGAGTGGCACCAACAGCGATACCCAGAACAGCCCTACCTGTTGGTGTCCGCGCCGAGCTTTGTCCAACACATTGGTCGCGACTCGGTGGCGACCGGCGTTGCGAACACCCATCAGTTTCTCTCGTGGCCCGGTCCGTTCTGGACCTTTGATCCGGAGGTTGTACGCACATGAAACCAAGGTGCCTGTTCGTGGGGGATGGGTGCTGTGCCACCGGGTTCGCTCGGATGAATCACGCATACATCGATGGGCTCTTACCAACGTGGGACGTGCACATGTTGGCGTTGAACTATGATGGAGACCCGCACCGGTATCCGTTCCCCGTCTACCCGACATCCACGCGGATGCAGGTTGATCGATGGGGTACGCAGCGCTTACCGATTCTGGTCACGCATCTTCGTCCCGATATCATAGTGGTCGTCAATGACCCGTGGAACTTCCCACCGTATCTGGCGCGCGTAGGCACGACGCCGGTCGTGGGGTCCATTGCGGTCGACGGCGCGAACTGTCGAGGCACGAGTCTCAACGGATTGCGCCACGCGATCTTCTGGACGCACTACGGAGTCAATCAAGCCCGTCTCGGCGGGTACACTGGGCCGGCATCCATCGTCCCTCTGGGCGTGGATCTGTCTGTCTACCACCCCACGGAACAGGCAGAGTCACGAAGGCGGATAGGGTTGCCGGCCCAACTCCGCGGCTCTGATACCTTCATCGTCGGTGTTGGCGGACGTAACCACCCGCGCAAGCGGTTCGATTTGGCGCTGATATACTTCGCCAAGTGGATCAAAGAGGCCAAGATACAGAATGCGTACCTGTTCGTCCACGAGGGTCCCACTGGGGATACCGGATACGACCTCGATCAGTTGGCGCAGTATCTCCAGATTCACAACCGGATCATCATCTCGAAGCCGGAGATGGGCCAAGGGATGCACGAAGAGCACCTCAAGTACGTCTATGGGGCGCTGGACGTGATGTTGTCGACGGCGACCGGCGAGGGTTGGGGCCTGATGCACATGGAAGGGATGGCGTGCGGTATCCCGCAGATCCTTCCGGATTGGTCTGCCCTCGGAGAGTGGGCCGCGG